AACCTAATCCGTATGAAGGATTTGCTCTACCGTTAAGCTACGTCACTATGAATGGTGGAGGATAGGAGAATCGAACTCCTATAAACAACTTGCAAAGCTGCCGTAATCCCATTATACTAATCCCCCATAAATACGGAAATGAATAAAGGCATTTTTACAGAACCCTACAAGGCCAAAGAATTTTGGACTACAAGTAGAGAATTTACACCTTCATATGAAATGGTCGGAGTACAAGGATTCGAACCTTGGACCTCTTGCTCCCAAAGCAAGCGCACTACCAGGCTGTGCTACACTCCGAAAAATTGGTGCCCCCACCATGACTCGAACACGGCACCTACTGATTACAAATCAGTTGCTCTACCAGATGAGCTATAGGGGCAAAATGGTGGATGTGGTTGGGATCGAACCAACTGTGGTGTAAACCGGAAGATTTACAGTCTCCTGCCATACCATTACGGCGGCACATCCATTTACTTGGCTCCACAGGCAGGGATTGAACCTACGACCAATTGGTTAACAGCCAACTGCACTACCGCTGTGCTACTGTGGAATAATCTTGGGGAGAAATACGGGAATCGAACCCGTGATAACGGAATCACAACCCGTGGTTTTACCACTAAACTAATCTCTCCATAAAGCTGGTGGAACCGAGGAGATTTGAACTCCTGACCTACGGATTAAAAGTCCGCTGCTCTGCCAACTGAGCTACGATTCCAAATTGGCGCTCACGAAGGAATCCCACCTTCTTTCACCGGAGACCCCCTGTGGCGGGGGTGTTTACCTCTCCAACTGCCATGAGTAGCGAACTCACCGTGGACCCACGGTTGCGAACCGTAGCGTGGATGTTTCTGAGCATAAAACAAATTAAAATGTGTGGTCAGTAACTGTTCTTTATGTCGGGCTGAGTACCGTGCTACAGGCGAACCGTGTTTTATGGCAGACTCAACTGCTACACACATTTTAAAAATTGGCGGTCCCAAGGAGAATCGAACTCCTATTAGTGGCGTGACAAGCCACCGTACTAACCATTATACTATGAGACCATTTGTTTTGCTGACGCACTATTTGCTGACGCTCAACGGAATTGCTAGCTAGACGTACCGTTTATATACGCAGTTACTCAGGGTTGACGTTTCCCCCATGGCTTACGTCAGCAAAACAAATGACACCATACTGAAATACATTAGGATGTGATTGTCGTTCTGGAACTTCATCCAGCTTCTCACGGCTTCGTCTGCCGATAAGACAATCTCCACATTACACTTCAACTGATTCTAGCGCCATCGGAAGGCTTCATGTAACTTTAAAGGTATGCAGCGGCCCGCATTTCAACCTAAAAAGTCACCTACTAGAGTTGGTAACCTAATGTATTTTAGTATGGTACTCGGTACCAGAATCGAACTGGTCTTACTGCCGTGAAAGGGCGGTGTCCTAACCGATAGACGAACCGAGCAACTTACAATTTAAAGAACAATTATAACATAGGTAATTACCTTTGTCAACCAGAGTGTTGTACGATGACAACACTCTTTTTTTGTTTTCTATTCCGTTTTTACGGGAACTGGAATGAATTTAGGATCACATGGAGCACCTTTTGTGTAATTTGTTGGCCAGTGCCAAAATCTACATTTTAAACATTCCAAAATTTTTCTCCTTAATTAACTGAACAAGACTCTATTATACCAGATTGGGATAATTTGTCAACCATCCTGTTGTATTTCTACAACTTCACTTTTTTTATCAATTGATTTCTCAACCGATAAATGTATTGTAACAGAACTGGTTGAAATGGCAACCTAATACTTTAGTATTACTTTATTCCGGTCAACTATTAATGGAGGTTAGGGTGGGATTTGAACCCACGGTTTTACAGTTTTGCAGACTGTTCCATTGGACCTCTCTGGCACCTAACCTTAACTGGCGGAGACTGTGGGAATCGAACCCACGGTACTGATTACTCAATACGACAGGTTAGCAACCTGCTGCCTTAGACCTCTCGGCCAAATCTCCTACATGGCTCTATTTCCATGCTGTCTGAAATCAACTTCACCACCTTCTGCTTGAATACGTTTCACAACATCTTCAAAAAGAATAGGAGTGTAGTCTGTTTGTTCCACACATACACAATGGTATCTGATATCAATTTCATTACCAATCATTACACGCCTATCATGGGTATGACCGTGAATATTGGTACCAAATCTTTGAATACTATCGGTATGAAGTGGAATGTGTGAAAGAATCATACCTCTCATAACATGATAAGCACGGAGCTCTCTGAAGTGTTCATAGTATTCTTTATCTCTAAAGATATCATGGTTACCTCTAATAAGAACTTTGTCTCCGTTAAGCCTACGCATAATATTAAGAGATTTACGATTAATCACCACATCACCAAGATGATAAACTTTATCAGTTGGCTTTACTCTTTCGTTCCAACGCTTGACCATTTCTTCATCCATCTCATCTGGATTGTCCCATGGCCTAAGCTTTGTAACACCATCTTTACCAGTGAAACGACACACTCCATGATGACCAAAATGTGTGTCACTTACAAGAAATACACTAGGCATAATAAACTCCTTTTAATTGGCGGAAGACAGAGGAGTCGAACCCCATCCGATTTCTCAGAACCCAGTTTTCAAGGCTGGTCGCCGGCCTACCCAGCTGCATTATCTTCCATTGTCATATAGAAACACACTCCCCTTGGATATCTCACTCCCATGTGGTTGCAAATGTGTTTTTATATGGCACCCCCTGATGGACTCGAACCACCGCATGTCGGAATCAAAATCCGATGCCTTACCAGCTTGGCTAAGAGGGTAAAATACAATCTAATTTTTTAAAGAACAAGTGTGTATTGTATATGGTTCGATGACCTTTGTCAATACTGGTGTTGTATTCGGACAACAAAAAACCCCAGAGCTTTTAGGTCTGGGGTTTGTAGTACTTTTGTTTTAACTTTTATATTCTAACAGGTACAAACCCCTTTGACGAGCCACAGCGTATCGGCACAAATTGACTCTGTGTGATACATCGGCTGATTAAAGGAGTGTTTTATGTTATTCATGTTAGTATATAGGCGTTTATTTTCTCTTTTTCCATTTTATTGGTATAGAAACTATAGGAGTTGCTGGATTTTTAAATCCATCTAAGACTTCCCAAAGACATTCAGCAACGGCAAACTTGGTTATCAAACCAACTTCATATCCATTGGCGTCTACTTCCCATGGTGAATACCAATATTCCATTTTATCCGAATCTACTCTCTTACCTTTCCAGTAAGACATTTCTTCATTTAACTCACCATCAATATATTGTTTAATGTGAACCATCTCATGTGCTATGGTTGACAATATATCTCTGGCACCAATACCTGGATGAATCTCTATTAGAAATTCTCTTGGTTGATTTCTTGTGTTATAGTCTTCCACACTAGCATAACCATATTCCAAAATCTTAGCATTGAATCTAATCTTGGTAAAACAATGGTTACGGACTCTAGTATTGGGTATTAATTCTTTGGCAAAGAAAGAAGCTGCTCTTTCTACAATAGGTTTGAAATCTTTATCGGGACAATTAACTACTTTTAATCTCATTTAATCTCCTTTAATTAGTTGACCCGATGATGACTCCTTGCTATTTATTGTTTAAGTATTCTTTCCACATCTTCCATACAAAAATCACTAGACAAATCATATACTTACTGTAAGTGACTATTTGTTTCCAATGTTTCATTTACTTGTTCTACCTCCAGGTTGCAGTTGTTGAGAAACACAACTCCATCCGTAGAACGATAATGACTGTCAAAAAACACTTTACGGATGCCAGCTGTGTATATCTGCTTAGCACAATCCATACAAGGTGCGTGTGTCAAAAACATGACAGCGCCTTCTCCAGACTCCGTAGACCTTGCCAACTTAGCAATTGCATTGGCCTCAGCGTGAATAACTTCAATTTTGGTTTTATAGTTTTCATCTTCACAAACATTGGTCCAACCGGATGGAGTACCATTGTATCCAATCGACACAATACGGTCATTCTTAACAATGATAGCACCAACCTGTAGGCGTTTAGCTGAACTTAATTCAGCTGTACGCTTGGCAATGTCCATGTAATAACGAATAAACTTGGGTTTCATCAAGCCTCAACTTTGAGTACATGTTTGGTAACCTTGTCCTTAATCATATCAGGAATTGTCAGGTAAGGCCAAGTTAAAAGGAAAGGACATCCGTTAGCACCCCAACGACCAGTCTCCAGGAACTCTTTAAAGATCGCCAAATCCGCTTTGTTTGCTGGATCAAAAGCTCGTTTGTTCAATTTTTCAAAATGTTTGTCTAGAATCACCACAGTTTCCTCCATAATAAAAGTCTATTATAAGACAAAAAAAGGGGCCTGTCAAGAGGCCCCTTAGGATAATCACCACAAGTTGTTTTTAGGCAACCATGAATTCTCGGATGTTTACCACTTTTTGGTAATCCTCAATTACAATTAAGTCATTATCCTCGGCAAAATTCAATACAAAATCCAAGGCTCTTGGTTCTACATCCACCAGTTTAGAGTCTACCAATACACATCTAATGTCATCAACCATGACTGGTTTGACATATGGAGAGTATCCTGGCGCATTGGAGACGGTCTTCTTAACTGGTGTACAATAGGACAACACGGAACAAAGTCTTTCCGACCAATCACTTGGCCTAAAAGTTTTACCTTCCGAGGTGATGCCTTTGATTAGGTATTTCATTTGTTTTTGAATTTTTCAGGATAGTTTAATCTATCCCATTCCTCGTCTGAAACGGGCCACCAATTAGTCTCTAGTTTTGATACCGATTTTCTTGATAGCATCTTGAGCCTTTACCATGTTTTCTAACCAGACTTTTAACATACCATTTGCCAATTCGGCATCTTTGATTTCGATGGTATCTTTAAGAGTGAATGCTCTTTCAAAAGCACGGTTAGCGATTCCTTTATGTAAGTAAGTTTGGTCGTCATCGTCCTTGGCAGAACCTTTGATAACCATTTTGTTACCTTCCATAGTAATCTCAATATCAGCCTTAGTGAAACCAGCAACTGCCATCTCAATGACGTACTTGTTATCTTTGACTTGTTTGATATTGTATGGTGGGTAAGTTGGAGCATATTTGGCTACGTCATTGGCGGCTGCCTTTAACATACCAATAGTCTCATCAAACCCAATCATGTTGGCGTATAGGTTATCCAATTTTGGAAATAGTAAGCTTGTCATAATAGACTCCTTAAATAAGCAAGTTTAAAAAATTGCCGCCTCAGAGAGCACGGCACATAATCATATTAGTATTTATACTGATTGAGGCTTCTTACCGATATTATATTTCGGTACAAGTTGCCAATCTTTCTTTTCCTTGTGTGACAGAATCTTAATCTGTGACAAGAAAATAGGGGCTGGTGTCTCTATTTGTTCTTTCCGAACAACTTTAACCAGTTCCCAATCCTCCAATAACTTAACAATAGCATTCCTACGAGATAGGTCGTTTTCGGTAATGTCGGTGGGTTTGCCATCAAGTGCAAATAGTTCCTTGAAATGAACCACATAATATTGTCCTTTTTTATGGAGAATATGGCAAGACTGGTATAGTGTTCTATCTTTCTTTGAGGCTACACCAATCCTTGTTAATGTTTCTCTCACCTTAAGAAAGTCATCTTCCTGACCTAAGGTAATTTCAACCAAATCTTTTATATCAATCATAACTTCTTCACTCCGCCTTTGTCTATTCTTATTTTTATATCAGCGATTTGTTCATCGGTTAAAATACTCAACGCATCTTTAGCTTTCTGGTTATTGTAACCAAAAAACTCTTTAACACACTGGATATCTTTGTCCACCAATGATTTCTGCCACGGCTCGAACTTCCGTTTCATTGGTCTAATACTATTTAGAAGATAGCGGTATTGAAGGTCTTTATCAATATTAGGTTTGATATTCATCTCATTGACATAGAGAATACAATCCAAGTGATAGGATAAAGAACGATTCACCAGAAAAGGAGCATAATCTCCAAATTCTAGGTCATCGTCTTCTTTCTTTTTGTGTAGAATTAAGTCTACATAATCGAATGGACTCATTTAAACTCACAATCCACCATGATTTCTGTAAGACAAGCCATTAGATTAATCTCATGGTCAGCGGCAAAGGCTGCCTGATATTGATACTTGGCAAGAATAAGAACCATTTGAGGTACAGAGTTGGGTTTCAACACCTCATATAGTTTGTCATACATTGTTCTAAAGATACGAACTGGATCGTTATCCAGATTGTTGGTGACCCATTTACGAGCACCAGCAAAGTCTTTGACCTTTAGTGAGTTAATTAACTCAGTCAATTGAACATCGGAAACCGATGCCAAAAGACCTTTGTCAATAGAACCACCAACAGAATATCTTTGTAGTTCATTAAGAACCCTACGATTATCAGGGAAATACTTGGTGATAATGGCTGCAACTACTTCTTTTTCGTAAGGAATGTTTTCTTGTTCTAGAATCCACTCAACACGTTTAAAGAATGCTGATGCCATCTTGGCTTTACTGCCATTGATTTTAAAGTCAACAACAGTACACCTTGAGTGTATCGGATCAATAATACGATTCTTGAAGTTACAGGTGAATATGAAAGAACAATTGCCAGAGAATTCTTCAATAGAAGCTCTCAGAATAGCCTGTGCATTGGTTGTTAGATAATCAGCCTCGTCAATGATGATAACTTTTCTGCCACCTAGAAGTGACATTGAAGAAGCATAACTCTTGATTTTGACTCGAATGGTATCAACACCATTCTCGTCAGAACCATTGATGACTAGGTAATCACAACCAACTTCTTCACACAAGGCTTTGGCAATCGTAGTCTTACCAACACCTGCTGATCCGGAGAGCAGCAAGTTTGGTATTTCTTTTCTGTTTACATATTCCTGAAACGTTGTTTTGATTGCTTCAGGTAAAATACAATCTTCAACTTTAGCTGGGCGGTACTTCTCTACCCACAAAATATGTTGGTCCATTCAAATACTCCATAAT